GAAAAAGACCTGCGGAGATCTTGTAGGTGCCTCCTCCTCATTACTAATGAAGGATCCTATTCATATTCTTTTTACCTAATTTCTCTAAATCATCTAATTCATTAAGATCACTGTTTAATATTTGTCTGCAGCTTCTCAAAGAATTTATTTCCCCTTGGACTTCTGCCATGGCCCATAACTCTGATAGCCAATGATGTGCAGAACCTTTCTCCTTATCGTATTCTAGATTAGGCTCCGCACCATTTTTAATTTTAGATTCAATAATCTTAATCATAGTCTCTTTAAATTTCTCTTTTTCTTTTTGAGTTATATTAAACTTGATTTCTTTTTTCATACTCTTTATCCACTAATTGAGAAAGGATGCCTGATATTTTCTTATCTTTCCCTGCTAGTTTTTTTAACTTCTTATGAGTCTCCACCCTCACAATAACTGACTTATATTTCGCAATGTCGGTCATACTATTTCTCCCTTCGCATAATCCTCTAAAAGAGTATAAAACTCCTGCATATCTTTAATCATTGTTTCATACTGTTGTTTGTGTTCTTTAGTTAATCTGTGGTAGCCTTTTGTTTCTGGAAGTTCATTGGCTTTTGCCATTGACTCATCAAAAACTGAAAAGGTTCCTGTTAGTTCTTGTTCTATTTCCATCTCTAGTTCTTTTACTCTGCCCATTTTATTTCTCCTGTATTTCTAAGATAATATATAGTATCTCCTATCGTTATTGTCAAGTTTTTTTCTTTTTTCCTTCTATCAACCAAGATTTAAGTTTTTCACCTAACGATTGTGATGCTAAATCAATCTTGTTTCTGAGACTATTTACAATGTTTTCATCAACAGTTTTCTCAGATATCAAATCAATATAAGTCACATTATTCTTTTGACCGATACGGTGCGCCCTGTCCTCTGATTGAATTCTTTTTTCTAAGTCATAGTTATTTGAAAAGTAGATAACAGTATGTGCCTGGGTCAATGTTAGTCCATAGCCACCTGTTTGTTGGTTAGCCACAAAGAATCTGACATCACTATCTTTGTCTTGAAAAATTTTTACGATATCTTGTCGGTCTTTATCTTTAGTATCACCGAAGTAAGTCACCACAGTTTCTTCTCCATATTTTTTTGATAATGCTTTTTGTATATCAAAAATACTTTGTCGATAGTTTGCCCAGATAATAATCTTACCCTCTGTTTCTTCTATTACATTTAGCAGCTCATCAAGTCTATTGTTTTTCAAAGGTATTGATTGTCCGTCGTCCGTGGGTAGATAACCACAAGTAATCTGATGTAGTCTTAGAAGCATTGTCATTGTATTTGTGACTGATAAAATATCCTGGTCGAGTTGAGTAATGGCAAAAGTCGATAGATCATTGTACGCTTTCTCCTGCTCTTTAGTCATCTCAACATATCGAGGTTGATAAACTTTCGAAGGTAGATCTAAACAATCCTCTTTTAATACTCTAAACGAAAAGGTCCCCAACTTTACAGATAGTTCGTCTAAGTTTCGAAAGCCAACAATGTGAGGAAAAGCATGAGTAGAACTATGTCGTTTTACTTCGATAGCATAGCGAGCCTTATAAGCGTAGTAAGAACTAAAACCTAAAAGGTCTTCATCTAAAAACTGACATTGAGAATATAAATCCAAAGGATTTTTAGTGACAGGAGATCCTGTCAATATCCTTCTGTAAGATGCTCTTTTACAAACTTTTAAAATATTTTTTGTGCGTTTCGCAGTTGGACTTTTAATCGTGGTGCTTTCATCTATAGCTAACATTGCTAGTGTACCTAATAAATATTTCTCCAAAAACTGCACCGCAGGTTGATGAGCTAGGGCCTCGACATTCATTAAAAAAATATCTAATCCTTCAAAAGAATTAGACAACTTATCTAAACTTTGTTGGTCTTCTTTTTTTCTAGAACTCGGTGCCACCCAAGTGGTCACTCTAGTTTCAATATGATCAGGTAGATGTGCGGGTATTTCTAATCTTTCCCAATTACGGTATACACCTTTTGGTGCAATGATAACTGCTGCATTAATCTCACCTGCATCATAAAGCATGGCAATATTATCAATCAATACTTTTGATTTGCCTGTCCCCATTTCCATGAAGTAGGCAAAATTTGTTTTTTCCCAACTACAACCCAATGCTTGTAATTGATGATTAAACGGCTTCGTTTTAAAATTCGGATACATAACTAGTAAAAACTTTCTAAGTTCTTTATATAGGATTGTTTATATTACTGTCAAGTCTTTTTTACTACAAAATGTGGTTAAGTATAGTCTATCTGCTTTCATCATCTCGTAGGTTTGTTTCGCAGCTAAGGCACATTCTTGTAAAGTATCAAAGGGTGTAGGCATTATTTCCTGGATGCAGGTGTTTTCCAAAGAAGTAAAAGGATCATTTATACACAACCAAAGCATCATAAAATATTTCATGCTTGAAATTTTATAGGAAATAATCTATCTATCATAGTTATATAATTATAGAATGTTGTCACACTTAGATTTATTTAGTGGTATTGGCGGTTTTAGTTTAGGATTAGAATCTGCGGGCGTAGCAAAGACAGTTGCTTTTTGTGATTTTGATGACTATTGCCAACAAGTTTTAAAAAAAAATTTTCCAACTGTACCAATTTATAATGATGTGAAGGAGTTAAATTATGAAAGACTTAAAGCAGATGGAATTAATACCGTTGACATCATCACAGGAGGATATCCTTGCCAACCTTTCTCCGTCGCAGGTAGAAAAAAAGGTGAGCAAGATCCGAGACACGTCTGGCCAGAAATGTTTAGACTTATCAAAGAACTCAAACCAACTTGGGTTATTGGAGAAAATGTTGGTGGACACATTAAACTCGGTCTCGACACCGTACTCGAGAACTTGGAGAGTGAAGGTTACTCCGCAAGGACGTTTAGTATTTCAGCTGCTAGCGTCGGCGCCAACCACAAAAGAGAAAGAGTCTGGATTATGGCCCACTCCGACGAGATGCAACGACAGTTTTTACGTGGACAAGAGCCCGAACAAACACAAAAGACATTCGAGGGGATTGGCGAGCGAAGTGGAGCACAGATCTCTATGGCCCACTCCGAACGCTTGGGACGGACAGAGGGGACCCAGGAGTCAAAAGAATTTGAGGGAAAAGAACCATCAGATCAATCTGATAACCGCAGTGAAAGACTCACAGAGTCCCGAGCCGGTGAAGATGTGGCCAACTCCGAGAGCATCAAATCCTGGGAGCAGACCGAATGGGAGGGGAGGGAAAATTCTTCAAGAAGAAGTTCAAATAGCAGAGGGCATTCGCAAGAGAGGACAAAAGATGTGGCCGACACCGAGGGCAGCGATAGGAATGGGGATGAGATTGACGGAGAACATGGCGAAACTGAGACACAAAAAATATTTGGAGACGGAAGTAGCATACCAAGAATCGGCGCCTGGTGGGAGTTTGAACCCGACGTGGGTCGAGTGGCTCATGGGGTATCCAAGCGGGTGGACAGACTTAAATGTTTAGGCAATTCAGTTGTTCCTCAGATACCTTACGTGCTAGGTTTAACTATAAAAAAAGTTTTAGAAAATGAATAAAGTATATGTAACTACGAATACGAAACTACCCACAGGAGGTTATCGAGATATATCTGATTGTGAGAGATTTGGGACTCCCTATATTATGTTTGAAAATCCAAGACAAGTTCAAGTAAATTCATCTAGGTTTGTATTTTCTGTTGAGAAAAAATTAAAAGATTTTACCTCAAATGATTTCTTATTATTGATGGGAGATCCTGTATTAATTGGCATAGTTTGTGCAGTCGCAGGAAAAATTACAAATAATAATTTTAAGGTATTGAAATGGGATAGAGAAAGTGCTATATATATTCCTATAACAATAGAATTAAAATAGGAGAATAAAATGGGTCTATTAGATAAAGCGCTAGAGCAGTCTAAAATAAATTCTTTAGACAGTGCTCAAGTCTCTGATATTGGAGAAGCCTGTACTGAATTAGATAATGTAAGGCAAGCCAAAGCTGATAAAGCTGCAGAGATAAAGAAGTTAGAAGAGAGAGAGTTTCAATTAGAAAATGAAATTATCCCTTCAATGATAGAAGAAGCAGGAGTTAAATCTTTAACCCTGACAGACGGAAGTAAAGTTTCTATCAAAGATCAACTACGTGCAAACATCACAATGGAAAACGAAGATTATTGTTTTACCAGGTTGAAAGAAATGGGACTAGATGATGTTATTAAAAACGAGGTAAAGTTGACCTTTGGTCGTGGACAAGATTCTGATGCAAGCAATCTTATAACTGAGTTACAAGACCGTGGTCTGTATCCTAGTAATAAAAAAGGTGTTGCATGGAATACACTCTCCAAACTAGTAGAGGAACAGATTGCCAAGGGTTCGATGACATCTGTTGATCAAGAAAAGTTTGGGGTTTACACTTTTAAAAAAGTGAAGATCGAACGAAAAAAATAACAATAGGAAAATAAAAAATGACAAATGCAAAAGCAAATGGTGCAGTCACCACAAAGGCTGAAAAACTACCTGCGATGAACATGGAAAACCTTGAGAAGTTTGCAGGTACAGGTCTCGATACTATCACCACTGATGATATCGCAACGCCAAGATTAAAAGTCTTGGCACAAATGTCTCCAGAGTTAGAGGAAATTGAAGGTGCAAAAGCCGGAATGATCTTAAATTCTGTGAGTAAAAAGGTGTACCCTGGACAAGAAGGGATCAAAGTTGTTGTCTGTGGGTATGAAAAAGTGTGGTTGGAATGGCAAGACAGAGGTAAAGGCTCCTCTGCTCCTGTCAATATCTTTTCAGCAAAAGATAAACCGACCAACGCAGTACGTGGAGATGACGGTAAATTCCGTCTTGAGAGCGGAAACTACCTAGAGGAATGTGCAAACTTTTATGTGCTTCTTTTAAATGGTGGTGTGGCCCCAGAGCCTGCAATCATATCAATGAAAGCAACACAATTAAAAGCTGCGAGAAGTTGGGCTTATAGTTTAAAGAATGAATTCATTCAAAACCCAACAAGCAAAAAACTTTTCTTGGCTCCTAGTTGGTATCGTATCTACGAACTGACTACCACCAAACAATCTAATGATAAAGGTTCTTGGTATGGTTGGGTTGTCAACAAAGGTGAGTTCTTAAACAAGGAAGACACTTTTGATATGGCTGCAAATTTCAATGAGTCTGTTAGAAAAGGTATTGTTAAACCTAAGTATGATGACGAAGTTGAAACTTCAAACGCATCTGGTGAAATTCCGTTTTAATGGGACCAGGGGTCTCTAAATTTAAAGAGATCTTTCTAGGGTTGGAGCGTGCTTATGGTACGTTCCAACCTGGTGAGAGTTTTCGAGAAGACAATAAAGCAGAGGGTAAATCTTTTATCCATAAGCAACAAATCGAAGACACTCTATGGGAGGATCATCTCAAAGGTGCATGGCCTAGTTTAGGCATCTTTCCGATAAACGATGAAGATAAGTGTCGTTGGGGGTGCATTGACATAGATCAATACCCTCTTGATCATTTAAGTATCGTTACCAAACTTAAAGAAAAAAATTTACCATTCGTTGTGACTAAATCTAAAAGTGGTGGTGCACATCTTTTTTTATTTTTTAAAGATTATGTTCCCGCAGGAGCAGTGCAGAAAAAGATTAAAGAGTTAGCGTCTTTGATGGGGCTAGGACATTGTGAAGTTTTTCCAAAGCAAGACAAACTAATTAGAGAGGGTATCAATACAAAGGATTGGGAAGTGGGTAGCTTTCTTAATCTACCTTATCATAATGGTTATGATTATTCTGATAGGCACGCTTTTAATGATAAGGGCAATGCATTGTCCTTAGATGAATTTTTATTAGAGGTAGATAAAAAGTCTATTACCTTAGATCAACTAAAAAAATTATCTTTAACAAACGAATCATCAGAGTTTAAAGATGCACCGTTTTGTATTGAAGCATATTTAACAGAGAATAAACAAGTTCAACAGGGCAGTAGAGATAGTTTTTTATTTCAATACGCTATCTTTGCTAAGAAAAAATATGGAGAAAACTATGAAGAAGAGGTTCATAAGTTTCACCATAAATACTTTGAGGACCCCTTATCTCCCAAACAATTAGAAAAAATAATTAAGCAAGCAGATAAAAAAGAATGGGGCTACAAGTGTAAGGACCAACCCATGTGTTCTTATTGTAATAAATCAAAATGTAGAATTAGAAAGTATGGAGTGGGAGATAGTAATGTCATCACCGATATCGGAAATGTTGTTCAACATGGTGATGATGCTGATACTATTTATCATGTCACATTAAATGATGAGCATAGACTAGTTCTAAATGTAGAGGAGTTATACGATCAACATAAATTCAGAAAGAAGTGTTTGACTAAAATTGCATCAATGCCTTCTTTGATGAATCGTGATGATTGGGATGCTTTTGTTTTAAGTATTGTGTCCAAAGCTATAAAGGTGGCGCCCGACTTTGAGGTCACCCCAGAGGGTCAATTTAAAACTATTCTCAATAGGTATATTTCTAATCAAGCCAATGCAGTGGATATAGAGGAGATTCTCAATGGTCAGTGTTTCGTGGACGAAGAGGACAATAAAGTTTATTTTAGGTTAGATCAACTTCAAGAATTTATGAAGAACAGAAGGTATGCTCAACTAACAGGTATTCAATTAGGTATCTATCTAAGAGAGTTAGGCGGAGATAGCACCAAAAGAAAATTAGGGAATAAAAAAGGTCAATTGGTTTGGTGGGTCCCTAATGATAAGTTTAACACTAAGGTAGAATTACCGCCTGAAGAAGAAATAAAAGAGGAGACCATACCATTTTAAAAAATGTTTGTAAGATTATAGGTCCTCCAGGCACAGGTAAAACAACAACACTATTACGTATTGTTGAAGAGCAGTTGTCCGAGGGCCGTGAGCCAGATAGGATTGGTTATTTTTCTTTTACAAGGAAAGCAACACAAGAGGCAATAGATAGAGCGTGTGCAAAATTTAAACTTCCTCGTAAAGAATTAAAATGGTTTAGAACTTTACATAGTTTAGCCTATCAATGGATGGGCTGCACTAATACAGACATTATACAAAAGCAAGACTTCAAAGATTTCTACAGGGAATATGGAATAGATATATCTCAGTCTATCAAGGCAGAGGAGAATGTAGTGGGAGAAGAAGAGTCGGGGCTACACTTAATAGATTTATATAGAGTAAAAAATACTTCTTTAGAGGAGGAGTTCAGAAAGTTCGGACATGTCAAAGGAGGCCTTGCTCGACTACAAAAGATAGACAAAAACTATCGTTTGTTTAAAAAAAATAGAACCATTAAAGATTACACAGATTTAATTACAGAGTTTAATAAAATACAAATGTCTCCAAAACTAGACATTGTCATAGTGGATGAAGTTCAAGATTTAAAACCAAATGAGTGGCAAATGGTTCAGATTATGATGAAACAAGCCAAAGCTATTTATCTAGCAGGAGATGACGATCAAGCCATTTATTCTTGGAGTGGTGCTGATGTTTCGAAGTTAATTGACCTAGACTGTCATTTGCAAGTGTTAAATCAATCATATAGAATACCTAAAACAATTTATTTAAAATCAAATACATTAGTGTCTAGAATTAAAAAAAGAATTAGTAAAGATTGGCAACCTAGATCGGATAAAGGTCAGGTTAAAAATACAAATTTTGAAAGCATAGATTTAAGAAAAGGTCAGTGGTTAATTTTAGGCAGGACAAATTATTACATTAATAACATTGCAGAAGAGTTGAAAAATAAAGGTTTTTTATTTGAAAAAAATAATTATCTCTCTATAGCCTCTGATGTTGTGGTGGCATATCGTGGTTGGATAGCGTTACAAAAAGGTCAACAACTTTCATATCAAAGCGTAAAGACAATGTATCAACACATTTCTTTAGGATCAGAGGGGGTATCCCGTGGTAAAAAAGGTTTACTTGGAGCGGATCAAGAGGGTAATTTTTCTTATGAAACATTATCAAAAGAGTGGGGACTAAATATTTCTTTGAGCACACCTTGGGAGGTAGCTTTAAGTAGAATAAAAGAATATGACAGAATATATATTAAACAAATACTAAATAGCGGGCATGATTTAGATGAAAAAGTTAATATAAAATTATCTACGATTCATGGTGCAAAAGGCGGAGAGAGTCAGAATGTTGTGGTATTTTCTGATATATCTAAAAGAATTAACGATAACATGTGGGTGAATAGAGATGACGAAAGAAGAGTTTTTTATGTTGCTATGACTAGAGCAAAAGAAAATTTATATATTGTCCCCTCAACTTCTCCTTATGAATACGAGGAGATACTTAGATGATATTTGAACAACAAATGGATTTGTTAAAAAAAGAAAACAAACCAGAATGGACAAGACCTAACTTCCCTGACATTACAAATATTGAGCAAGTAGCAATAGATTTAGAAACGTATGATCCAGAGATTAAAACTCTTGGCGGGGGGTGGGCCACAAACAAAGGATTTGTTGTTGGTGTCGCTATTTCTTTTGATGGTTTTGATGGATATTTTCCTGTGCGCCACGAAAGAGGTGGTAATTTTTCTGAAGAGGATGTGAAGAAGTGGCTAAAAAAATTATTTAAACAAGATCCAATTATTATTTGCCATAACGCAGTTTATGATTTGGGTTGGCTTAGACGGTGGGGTGTCGAGTGTGATGTCACTAAAGTGTATGATACTTTGATAGCTGCTCCTTTGGTAGATGAGAATAGATTTAGTTATAGTTTAAATAATTTATCTAAAGATTATTTAGGAGAAAGAAAACAAGGAAATATTTTAGAAGACTTTGGTAAAGAGCATGGCTTCAAAGCAATAGAAAATATGCATCTTGTTCCCGTGGAATATGTAGGAATTTATGCAGAGCAGGACACTAGACTGACGTTAAAACTTTGGGAGTTTTTAAGAGTTGAAATACAAAAACAAGGATTGACTGATGTGTTTAATTTAGAAACAGATCTACTTCGTTTGCTTTTGGAGATGAGATGGAAAGGAGTACGTGTTGATTTAGAGAGAGCAGAGAAGACAAAGAAATTTTTTAAAAAAGAAGAAGAAAAAATTTATTATAATATTAAAAAAGAAACATCAATAGATATTGGTAGCTCAGATATTTATGCAGCAGCATCTTTACAAAAAGTATTTGATAAACTAGGAGAGAAATACGAACTCACAGAAAAAAATAAACAAGCTAAGATTAGTAATACTTTGATGAAAGAGAGTGACAATCCTTTGATTCAATCAATATCTGTAGCTAGAGAATATAACAAAGCACACACTACATTCATTGACTCCATACTAAAACATAATGTGGATGGCAGGATTCATGCTGAGATTAATCAACTCAAGGGAGATTTTGGAGGCACGGTCAGTGGGCGGTTGTCTATGAATAACCCTAACTTGCAACAGGTCCCCTCTCGCAACGAAATCATAGGTCCCAAAATACGATCTTTGTTCTTGCCTGAGGAGGGGGAAAAGTGGGTCTCTCTCGATTATTCTCAACAAGAGCCTAGATTGCTCGTACATTATGCCAAAAAACACGATTTAGAGGGCGCTGAGACCCTAATTAGGTTCTTCCATGAAGGAAAGGACTTCCATCAAGTAACTGCTGATATGGCGCAAATATCAAGGAAAGAAGCCAAAACTATAGGTCTAGGACTCATGTATGGTATGGGGATCGCAAAACTAGCAGATTCACTAGATATCAGTACAGAGCAAGCCAAGGCCTTGAAGAAAAAATACAATGATAATGTTCACTTCTTAAACAACATAATTGTTCGTGCAACTAGATACACAGAACAAAACGGATTTATAAACACTCTGCTTGGTCGTAGATGTCGATTTGATTTGTGGGAGAGTAAAGACTTTCACGACAAAAGAATGATGAGTTATGAGAACGCCAAGAAAACTTGGGCGTGGAATGAGATGAAAAGAGCAGGAACCTATCGTGCATTGAATAGGTTAATACAAGGTTCAGCGGCAGATCAAACCAAAAAAGCTATGGTTGATTTGTACAATAGGCACGGGATTGTCCCGATGATACAAATACATGACGAACTCAATACTTCTGTAGCCAATGAGACCCAGGTGAAAGACATAAAAGGCGTTATGGAATCTGCCGTTGAACTTCACGTGCCCGTGAAATGCGAGGCTAAAATAGGAATTAATTGGGGAGAAATAAAATGAGAATAACTTATGACAATGGTAAATTAAATTTATCTTTAACTAATGAAGAAGTAGATCACATAACTGATAACAAAGGTAGAAGTATACCGATGGATATTAGTTGGTTGAAAGTCTTACACGAGGACATATCTAAATGTGTCATGGCTCATTGGTCAAAGGTTGAGGTGTGGGATGCGTTGGAATCACATCAGAAGACCGTAAAAGAAATTGAAGACTAAGTATTAGCTACTATTTAGTTTCTGTGGTGTAGCGTTTGCCATTCCAAGTGAATTGTTTTGCACCTTTCTTTTTAAAGTGCCTAAACGCTTCCCCAAAAGAAACACCGCCTTTTGATTTACCAACATTATAGTTTTTAGTATCCGCTCTTTTTTTAATATTTGAACCAGGAGACGCTCTTGTTGTTCTATTTTTTTTAGTAAAATCAGCAAGATTTTTTTCTTTCATTTTTTTAAATTTAGATGCTGCTTCTTTTCTTTCACCTCTTGTGATTTCTCTTAATCTAGAAGTTTTACCTACTATGTCTGAGTCTTTTATAATTTTACTTTTCTCACCAGGGTTTTTCTTACCTGCTTGATACCCTGTACCAGGTTGTTCTCTAAAAACTCTTCTCTTTATATTTCTATGTTTTAATACTTGTCTTGCCATCTTATACTCCTTATGTGTTAGCTACTATTTCTGCTAGCGACTCACAACGTTTCGGTGTCTGTGAATGCCACCTAGAATCTTTCATTTCTTCGGCGGCTTTTTTCCAATCTTTGACACGCATCGCTTTCCACATTTTTTTAAATTTAGATACGCCTGTGGTGCCTAATTGAAAAACCATTTCTAGTATGACCTCCCCAACATGTTGTGGTAAGTCATGACCAATATTATCTTCTATTAACATATCGGCTCCTGCTGCCGCTCTGTTTAAATCCATTTCAAATATCTCCATGATTTCATCCATGGGTATTTCTACTCCTTCGGCAAATCTTTCAAGTTCATGGTCTTGTACGAGGTGGCCTATGCCCACAGTTTTTTTTCCCAATGTGTCGAGGTAGACAGATGTCCTTAGACCTTCATGGTCCTGTACTCGTGCCTTCAATGCATCTGTAATTTTAATCATAATTATATATCTCCTTTATTGTCGTAAATTAATTCCGAATATATCTTCAGTTTCCGAGGGAGTCATTACTCCACTGTTAAACATTGTATTATTATTCTGCATATTTTGATTTATTAAATTTTGCATTCTGTCTTCAGGGCTTACATAGTCTGTCACAATTTCAAATTGTGGTTGGTTCATTTGATTAGATGTTTGATTAAAAAAAGGTTCACTAAAAATTTCATTTGCTTTTTGTTGTTGTTCTATGAATTCTTCATCAGTAATAGGTTTGGCTTTTCCATCTTTAATTTGAATATTATTTGTTGTTATAGCAGGAAGACCTGCGCCTGCTTGATACCCACTTCCAGGCATTCTTACAAATTTATTATCAAATACTGTTGGAGATGTAATTCCTGTGGCAGGTGTTCTTCTAAAAGAATCATCTTGATCGACAACAGTCGTTACTCTATCCATATTTTCTTTTATTAAGTTTGCTTTATCCAACTCACTCATTTGAAATGCTTCTATGTCTTTAATTCCTTGCACTCTCGGATGAGAGGACATTCGAGAATATTTGTTTGGATTTTTTATTACTTCTTGTTCGACATCAGTTAAATTATTAAACCCCTGTACTAATGCATTTTTTGCTTTTGTAGCGTTATCAGTAAATTTATTAAACAAATCTTTTGCAAGTCCGAATAATCCAAAGCTACCAGACTGAATTCTGTCTCCCACACCCTTTGCTATACTCCCAAGTCCAAAACCAATATCGCTTCCTATTTCTTTAAATGTGGGACCGTATAAATTAGCTAATCTCATTTCTTCTTCTGCAAGAGTACGAGGGGCATCTGCTGTCATTTGTAAAAGATTTGAAGAACCTTGAACAGGTTTGGTAAATAAATTTTTAAAACGCTGAAGCTCATCAGCTTGTGTCATTCTTCTTAAAGCTCTGTCATCAGATACATCTGGTCTGTCAGAAAAGAATTCTTTACGTCCTCTAGCAATATCTAAATCTCTAGCAATATCTGCTTTGCTAGTTTTAGCTCTACTAGCATCAGCTTTCATTTGTGCAATTTTACTTGTTTTTTGTGCGAATGGTGGTGCCATTAGATAGTCCCTTGTCTTTCCGCTATTGCTTCAGTTGTATCCATGTCAGTTATAATAGCTTTCTTTGTCGTCTGATCAAGGTTTGTTGTAGGTTTTTGCCCTTGTCCGGTGATAGTGGTTCCTGTGCTAGTGTTGGGGGATGGTAATATTCCACTAAAGTCAAGTTCACTAGGTTGTGGTTCTTGATTGAATAATGATTGAGGGAGATTTAATTCTATGTCTAAATTTTCATTTATACCTACACCTGCGTTTTTTCGTATAAATTCAGTTATATATGGAAGAGCATCTATTATTGTGGGATCAACTTTTCTTCCTAAGTTTTCCTCTAATTTCATGTAGTTTTGAATAAACTTTTCTATCGTTCCTCTAGTGGGGACTTGAGGTATATATTTACCTGACTCCAAAAAGCCTCTATCTGTCTTTGTTATTCTTTCATATTGTGCTGCCAACTCCGCTTTATTTATATTTAAAGTTTTTAAAGCCTCAACATCTTGATAAAAGTTTTTATAAATTTCAAATCTTCTAAGTTCTGATCCTATGTATTGTTCTATTATTTCTCCTGCGGTAATCTCTCCACCTCTTAGTACATCCGTTGTAAAGGTTCTTTGAGCCTTACCTTTTAAATCTTTAAATTCAGTAAATATAAAAGGAGCCGCTCTGTCTGGGTCAGATTTTTGTTGTCTAAACCCAAATATACCATAACCCTCATCCTTTAAATCAAATGTTCTTCCTCTTTTATCTGCTTTATTTCTTTTTGCTTGAGCTATTCTAGTTCCTGCTTTGTACGAACCAGGTATAAAAGGATCAAGAATGTGCATGGTTCCTTTAAAAAGTTTTTCACCGACAGGATCCTCTGGATTCCATACGGGCCTACCACCAGGATCTCTCCCTCTTCTTACAGTTAAGTCTATAAAAGCCTCCGCAAAAATAGATTCAGAAACGAAAGGTGCCGCTAGTTCTGCCATAGATTTTACACCTGCATCAAATAAAGATTTATTAATTGACTCTTCTGTGGCTTCTCCTTTTGCCACCTCATTAAACATAGTGGTGACAGGACGAATTAGTTGATCGTATGGAAAGATATAACTTAAATCAGCGTATTCTAGTTGTCCGTTTTTATCTCTGCCTGTTGCCATCAATAAACCATTCTCTGACCAAGAGGGAACAATACGACGAAGAGCAGTCATCTCATCCTCTGTTGCTTGATAAAGTTGATTGCCTAATTCAACTAATCCTGCGGGCACGACAGTAGCGGTGGTCAATGTACCTGCTAATCTTCTTAATCCTGTTCCTCTAAATCCTGCGGTTGTGGCCTCTCTTGCCCCTCTTTGAATCGTGTTGAATCCTGTTCTAATTATCTCAGCAGGGAAAGCAACAAATGTGCCAAGGGGTAGTCTTCTTAAATTTTTAATAAACTGTCCCACATACTCGTAGTTGGGTATTTGATTTTTAGTTATCTCTGCTGCCATGTTATCAATAAAAGTATCTGTTAATTCGTTTTCAGGGACTGATTTAGATAGACCTAAATCTCTATATGCATTTTGACCATCTCTTTTGTAAACATTTTTTCTAAATAAAGGATCATCAAGAATGTCGATAGTGCCATCTGCTCTTGGAGTTCCTATTTTTCTACCAACAAGTTTTTCCATGTCTGCAACAAATTTAGGATCTCGTAATTTTGCAGGAGTAAATTTAAGTCCCTCTAAATTTTTTCTGAAAGAACTTCTTTCTGCTTCGAAGTTATAACCTTTCCAAACATTATCCTCCCACATATATGCATCTCTAAATTTTTTACCTACTTTATTTACCATGGAGCCTATGGTTTTTCCTAAAAATCCTGAATAGTTTTTATTAGTTAAATCAGTCCCTGTTTCTCTAGCGAGTCTTGCAGTTTCAATTCCTGTAACACTCGTGCCTCTAACTCCTAATCTTGTTCTATCTATTTTTCTCTTAACCGCTGCCGCTGAGGAGGGATTGTATAAATCTAAAAAAGCCTCCTTAAACAATCTTCCTGTTTGTGCAGGGTTTTGAAATAAAATATTACCATTCATTGTTGTAAACATAGCAGCAGACACAAAGTTACGCACATGCGTGAAAGGAGAGAAGATTGTCTTGGCTTGGTTAGAAAAACTTTTAGGATACAAAATCATATACTTGTAAAGGTTGTTGTACCAATTATCTTGTAAAGCCAACCCTTGATCATTAAGAGAATCTGCCACTTCTTTAAATGTAAACTTACCGTCTAATGGAGTTTTTAAAGGACCACTAGTTTTAATTTCAACCAATCTTTTTTGAGGGTCTATGCCTAATCTTTTTCCTATAGCTGTTAATTCACTTTTATCAAAAAATACTGTGTTTTGTCCTTTTGTATTTTTGTTGGCTCTCAATAAATTTTCAAAAGAATCGTACTTAGCTATAAACTCTGCTTGTTTTGATAACGTATTTGCTACATTAAAAAAAGGATCAGTTATCTCACCATATAACGCTCGTAGTTCGGGCGGAAGTTTTCTACTCTTTAAAATATTTTCACTTAAATCTAATCCCTCTTTGCTTAATTCTTTGGCTAAATTTTTATCAACAGTTGCAACGCCTTCCACATTTCGTCCTGCTTGATTAATAATATAATTAACAATATCAGAGGCTTGATCTCTAATATCATTTAAACTTTTAGGATTGTTGGCCAAGTCGTTTGCATTTTTCTTTAAAAGTTCGTCATACTGTTTATTTGTTATTTTACCTGCTTGTAATTGTTCTAATAGCGGGGATTTTAAATCTTTAGTATTTGATAGTTTTTTAGCTCTAACTTTTAATAATTTATCAACAAAGAAATTTTCTGCCTGTAGTATGGCATCCTCTCCTGGTTCATACTTTGACAAACCATTAGCCAATGCTCCACCAGGTTTGTTTTGAACCAACTGATATTGCTTTGTTAGATAAGAGCCATAGTTTGCTTGAGTCGCTTTTAATAATCTTTCCGCTTCTTTCTTTGCTTTTGTTGCGTCATCTTTAGCCTTAGTGCTTGGATTACCCGACAATGTTCTATCCGCTTCTGCTATTCTTTTTTTAGCAAGCTCTGCTATTTTATCCGAAAACACATCTATTTGGTTTCTAGCCACATATAAATCTTTATCTAATCTTTCCACTAAATCTTTTTTTATTTTATTATCCTTTAAAAACTTATTAAGTGCTGTATCTGCAGCTTTTTGTTTGTCTGTTTTTAATGTGTAAGCAAAAGTGTTAGATGCCTTATCAAAGTCTGATTTAGCCCCATAACTCTCTAACTTATCACCGATGAGTTTTTTTAATTGTTCATATTTGGGACCATTCAACCTTCTCATGACACCACTACCTTTTAAACTTTTGGCGATATCCTCAGCGGTGTTTTGTAGTATTAGAGAGGTATCGGTTGCAATGTCTCTAAATGCTTCAATAGAATCTATGGCAGACCTTTGTTCGGCAAAAAATCTTTTGCTAACGGGTCCGTTTGGTGTGAACTGATTGGCAATCTTACCAAATACTCTTTCAATAGGGTCGGCACTAAAAGCAGCTTTACCCCCTGATCTAGCGGCGGTGGCGACCCCCGTAAAGATACCTGTCAAGGCTCCTCCCAAAAGTCCTGCTTCTATACCAAACTTTGCTCTGTTTAAAATTCTTCTAGTGGCATCTGATCTTCCAGGTTCTCGTGCTTCTTTGTCTGTTCTTAGTGCAGAACTACCTGTAAGTTCTTCTATGAAATCACCTGATAATGTATCTAAGTCTTGTTGATATGCTGCAGTTTCACCCACAGTTGCACCTGCTAAACCAGAACTACCAATTAAAAACTTTTCTCTTCTAGTTTGTTTTCTTTTTAAAAAGGCCTCTTGTCTTTTTTTACTAGATAAAGACTTTACTTTTTTTAATGAAATATGTTTTCCTTTTGTTCTACTAGCTAAAACCTTTTGTGCTACTTTAGCTCCTATCTTGTAACCTGCAACACTAGGCACACCAAATTGAGTTAGTCCCTCTACAATCTTACCTGTTAAAGTTTTCTCAGCGACCTCCTCGAAAGGATTCATCTTGTCAAAAAAATCTTCAACTGCATCTGCAGTTTGAGTATCAAATCCTAAATCAATTAACTCTGCACCTAAGGACACAAATCCTTCTGGTATTTTTATAACACCAGACACTAAACCTGCGCCTCCACTGAGAGATGCATCACCAATAGATTTAAAAAATCCTTTGTCTTCTTCTTTCTCTTTTTCGTCTTCTACAATACCTGAAAAGTCTAAAGAATCTTTCTTATCTTTATCCTCTGGTAAGATGCCTGAAAAATCTAACTCAGCCATGGCGTTCTCACTTTACGTTACTAACGTCGTGGCCTTTTTGCTCTAGTTGACTAATTACCTGATCTCTTGTAGCACCTTCATTTTGTTGCAGTGCTCGCTCCACCATATTTTCAGTAATAACCACAGGAACAAATTCTGTATTTGTTGTATCAGTTGTTGTCTCTGCACCAATTGATCTGTCTACCAATATTTCTGCTCGTGAGTAGAGATCATTGTCGGTTGTTCCTATGTTTAATGGATCGTCTCTAAGAAGTTTGAATATATCTAATATTGTGTCTCCTCTTGATTCTCCTCCACTTAATCCTCTAGCTATTCGTATTGCATAGTCTTTGTTATCATCAGGTCCTAAACCTAACTCTTTTACTATTCTGTTATAGTTCTTTTCAAAATCAGTGAGTTTATCAGGATCAGTTTTAGCGAGTAATGTGAGTTCTCTTCTAAGTGCTGCATCCTGTTCTGTGGCTATATCTTTTTCTGTTGCCTCTAGTGCTAGTAAGTTCACTGCTCTTTCATCTTCATAGGCTTTTCTACCCAACTCAGCAAATGCATTCAAAGGATCTTTAGCAGACTTTGCCACTTTGTCTAAGAAGTTTGATCCTTGAGCGGATGCCAAATTTAAACCAAATTGTGCTAGTTGTAAAAAGCCCTGTCTTTTAATCATCTCTTTTGGGTTGCCTAATAACTCTTTATATAATTCAGACTTTTCTAAATACTTTTTCTTTAATGCTTCAAAGTCACTGACCTTTTCTTCTTCATCGCCTATGTTCTTATCAACATCACCTGATCTATCTATTGTATCTGAACCCTCCGCAGCGGGTTTTCTTAAAAAGTCATCTTTCTCTTTATCCTCTTTTTCTTTTTCTTTTTCTCTTAAAGTTTGAAGAGCTTCTCTATCTGCTTTTTCTTTTTCTAATCTTTCCTTTTCAGCGGCGGCGGCTTGTATTAATAATCTCTCAGCTTCTTTTTCTTTCTCGAATGCTGCTTGTTTTGCTCTATCTCCTGCTACAAATTTTCCATATTTTCCATAAGTTTCCTCTAATAATTGATCTGCGGTCTTAACCCTAGGAACCGAAGCAAGACTAGTGCCTCCAGTCATAGCCCTTGACTGCCCTGGCCCCATCCCAACAATACCACCGTTAGCAAATGCAGGTAAACCATACTGACGTAATTGGTTCTTGGTCAGTCGTCGTTGAAACATAGGTCTGTCTAAAATAGCCATCTAACCTCCAAACAAGGAGCTAATACCTCCTAGTCCTCCTGTTATATTTCCATACGCACCTAATCCTGCGATACCTAATCCCGCCACTTGTTGTAGTAGTGATGGAGAAGGACTTTGAGAATAAGTTATTTGTGAAGAAGGCACGCCTCGTAAAATATCAGATGCGAAAGCCACTCTTTCAAAAGGTTCTTTTTGTTCAGCGAGAGTTGTTGCTCTTGCGGCTTCAATTTGTGCTTGACCAGGCACAAACGCTTGAGTTGTAGGATCTACAAAACCAAACTGTTGTGTTAACTGTCCAAGACCTAATAATCTATCTATATCTCTAGATGCTAATTGTTGTCCAAGTTGCCCCAATCCTGCTTGTCCTTGTGCTGCCTGTAAAGTTTGAGTTCCTAAAGTTCCTAACTGTTGAGCAGTTCTAGCTTGTGCTTGTTGTGCTTGTAAAAAGTTTCTTGATAGATCTTCAAAAATTCTTTGCGATTTTACCTGTGCTAAGTTTCTAGCCTCCTCCGCTTCACGAACACCAAATCGTGAACCACCAAAAGCCCCTGCTGCAACTGCCTCTGCCGCAGTTCTTTGAGATTGCATTTCCGCCTGCCTGTCTAATTCTTTTAATGCCTCTTGTGTTACTTGTTGTTGAAAAGGATCCATGAAAGTAGAAATTTGATTTGGATCTAAAGTCTGTTGAGCAGCACTCAAGGCCCCGAGCCCTGTTCCTATCGTGGTGCCTGCAGCGTCTAAAAAAGGTTGATATGCACCTAACCCCTCTTGTGCTCTTTTAATAGCTGCTTGTTGTTGTGGAGATAGCCCCGCTACCTCAAAGGCAGGGATAGTGGTGGCTCTTCCAGCTAGTCCTTCCTGTCCTTCTCGAAAGTCAGGATCTCCTGGCTCTCCAATCTGTGGTATGCCAAAAACTGAAGCTAATAATTTTTCTACTCTATCTTCAATAAAAGGAGCTTGTCTTTGAAACTGAACTACTTCTTGAACCATTATGCTACTCTCTTTTCAAATTTATCCATCATGTCATACATCATCTTAGCGCCTTTGCGACGTTGCTCTAACTTATCATCTTTATTAGCCCCATTCAATGCACCTAATCCTCTAACTGCTTTTGCAGTCATTACAAACTCACCATCAGACAACATTGCAGGGATGTCGTCAGATTTTTCTGTTCCTGGTCCGTCGATCTGTCCTGTTCGACGAGGAAATCCTCCATCAGCAACTCTCGCTATTGGTTGTATTGTTGGAGAAGAAGCTCCATATTGTCCTGTTGCAGTATCAAAAAAAACTGCTTTAGGAGGAGTGATGTCTAACATGCCTCTACTTCCCGCTTCAACTGGAGGAGGGACACTTAACTTTTCTTCGTCCTTATCAAAAGCACCCAATGCCCCTAAAGTACCAAGACCTAAAGCACCTGTTGCAAGTTTATTTGCTTTTGCAAACTCTAATGCTTTTTGACCAAGTGTTTTTTGAACAGCAGAAGTTTGTGCTTGTTTTTTTGCACCTTCCTCCATTGCTTGCGCTAAGGCTCTATTTCCTACTGGGGCAGTTCCACTAGCTGTTGTTGCAGGAGTTCCAAAACCTAACGCAGATTTTGCACTTGCACCGAAAGCACCTAGACCTTTACCCCCTACTAAACCGAAAGAGGGTGCAATTGCTCCTAAACCATAACCCATTAAAGCAGATGTAGCTATGTTTGCAGGATTGTCTCCTCTAACTGCTGATCCTATTCCTGCACCGATAGACGCTCCTATGGGTCCGCCAAATGCGAAACCCACTGCGCCTGTGATAACTGGTAGGATCTTCTTAAACATTTTACTCCTCGCCTGTAGCTGCACCACTGAATAAGTTAGGTGCTATTACATTAACATCTCTTCTAATATCTTCTTCTTTTGTTTCTGTTTCTGGATTGTCAATATCTGCTTGACACTCCTCATGTGAATCGTACTCTTGCCCTGTCTTGGTGTTTGTAACTGTAGTCTCTACTTTAGCACTATATACGGGGACTTTTTTACCGTCTATTATGTCATGACGTAATAGGACGGGTTCATCTATAATTTTCGCCATAATATAGTTCTATAGACGAAAAGCTATGAAATCAATAGTTTATATCTTAAAACCTAAGTTGCCTGATATAGATATTCTGTATTCGTCTGAGGTATAAAAAGGGTAAACACAATGATTTAAATTAGCAGGAAACAAAGCTACTTTACCCTCCCAACTGTTGTCAACAGGCAAGGCCTCTTGCGTAATTCTACCACTAGGATCAGAAAAAAAGAAAGCAAACATACCTGCTCTAAAATCATGATCCATCATGCTAGCTAATCTCTCTTTTTCATCTTTCATGGTGTAAGGTACCTTGTGCCAAATTACAAAACTATATAGCCCGTCGTGTACATGCATTGGGTTAAACTCATATTTTTTCTGAAAGTTAACCCAAAGGTTAAACAGTTCAATCTCACACGCTTTGTAGTTTATTGTGGAGTGTGCTTTTTTAAAATAATTTGGATATTTTTCTTGATGCTTTATTATCATTTGCATCAACATAGGCGAGACCGCAGCCTTACCTTTTGGTATAGCATACTCGTGTTTGATATTACCAGCGAGGTCTTGATTCAAAGGCGATAGTCCTTTTTCATCTATTACATTATTTAATATTTCTAATATTTCTTTTGGTACGTCAGCTAATACATACATTATTGTTGTTGTTTTACCTCTAATACTGAAACCTCTATCATCGCTCTTGAGGCGGCATTGGCTTGAACTTTCATAGAGTCCCCCTCTTGATAAACCATACTAGTGCTTATGGTGTTTGTGTTTGAAGCCGCTACATCAACTTGAAAGATTTGAAAATCTGCACTACCATCATTATGATCGACATTTACAGTCACTGCTGCAGATCCGTCATAGTTATGAGTATTGATTGTTTTAACAATAAAAGTTGATACAGGAACAGGGGGTGTTGCAGCCACGTTAGCGGTTGGAACTGTAAACACTGTAGTCAAGTCTGTTGTGGTAACATTCGTTATAAATCTTTTAAATACATCAGCCATTAGAAAAAAACCAACTCCTTCTAGTGGACTCCTCTTGTGTGTCCTGTGTGTATTGAGTATTCAATTGTTGAACTAGTTCTTCTAGTTGTCTTATCAACTCAGCAGACTGTTGAGCATCATACTCAGGTCTAGGATCGGGAAATCTTTGTAATGTTAATTTAGCCATTATTCGATATTACATGTCAAAGATAATTTTGCATCACTTATTTCTACCACTTGATGATCTATGCCCTTATCAAACCAAATTACGTCTTGATCTTTTAAAATAACTTCTTTTCCATCAATTATCCATTTAGATGTGCCATAAATATTTTTAACAATAACAGGATATTCATGATTATGTTTAGGAAAAGATACTGATTTTTTACCATTACCAAAGTATAAATTACAATTTATATGTCTTTGATAGTTTTGATTTAAAATTTGTTGAATGAGCCAAAGGTCTTTGCATAAACCTCCAGTGTTTGAAAGTATTAAACAATAACCCTCCTCATAGCATTTTATGCAATCTAAAGAATTTAAGTGATTGTCATCATCATAAAAGTCTTGATGTTTAGTGCCATCTTCTTTTATTGCCTCTACGCTTGGTTGAAGGTAGTTTTGACCTGAATAAAGTTTAGGCCAACGATATCTATCTAATAATCTTTCTAAGATAGTGTCCTCTGTTGTGGACATCTCTTGACTTTTTAATTGTTGTATAAGTCTATCTTCTACCATCAGGTTGTATGTCAAATCTTTGAGTGCCTAATCTCCAAGCAGTTCCTGTTGTATTAGAGACAAGATTAACAGTAAACTCTCTACCTCTACCACGAAGACTTACAAAGTCCGTGGTGTCTGAAAAACTAGTTGTTTTAGTCACACTTGTGCTATTGTTAGGATAATTTTTAAATTCAAGTTTTGCATTTAAAACACCCTCTTGATCTTCAACGTCTGGTATAATTTTAGACACAAAAGCGAACTCATCCCCTTGAGCTATTTGTACTACACCAGATTTTACAAAAGCTGTTATTGCTTGGCCGTCTCCATTGTTGCCTGTTTCGTGTAAAAACACTGATGAAGCACCATCAGTTAATCCACTTATTACTTCGTTGTTAGCGGTAGCTGTGGGACTATACTCTGTTGCTATAGGATTATCATACACCTCTCTGTCAATCCATGTCGTTCTTGATAAAGTACCAGTCCACCATGTACCCTCTAAGTAGTTGTAAGCGACTATAGCGTTTATTTGATCTGATCCTGTTCTAGGATAAAACCACATGATTTCATTAAACTCTCCATTATGTCCTGCAAAAGCGTTTTCTGCCCCAGTTACATTAATGTTATTAAAAATAAATTGTTCTACGGTGCATGGTAATTTTTTTACTGAACCATCAAAAAGAAAGAAGGAGTCTTGTGACATCCAATAACTTATACCATTAATATCAACACCTGCATGACTTCCAACAATACCGCAGTTTTGACCTAGCTGTCTTAAACCAAAAGTAAAAGGTGGACCAATAAATTGTAAACTATGTAGTGATGTATCTGTCCAAACTAATATTTGTCCCCTAGATCTTTCTGCAGCCACAATCCGTGATCCGTCGGCAATACGAAGTGATCCAGCAGTATTTTCTGCTGTCGGTTGATATGTATTTCTATCTTCTTGATTTGAGAATCTTAATAATAAATCATCTTGTGAATCTGATGTACCTATGGTTTTTTCTGTTCCAAAGAATAATATATGTCTGTCGGGAGTAGAAACCAAACTTAATCTAGATGCAGTCGGTGCGTTTGTAATGGCTGTGGCTCTTGTGGATACGCCTGAGCTAGGACTCCATTCAAACGCTCCACCATTTAACACAGTTGCAATTAGTAATTGACCAAAGTTATCTAGAGACCATTGTCTAGCTTCTAATGTTACATTAGAGGTTGTCGATGGAGTCCCCCATGTGCTTGAACCCCATGTATCTGTGCCCCAACCAAAAGCTGAAGTAGACAGTTCAGGCCCAATAGATATTTGATATTTAGCATTACCTGAACCTCCACCACCAGATGTGGATCCTGATGCAGCCGATGTGGTAGTTACAACATAGGCGTCTGTATTTGCTACAGATGTCACCTCAAACTCTTTATTCATGTCTAATCCGTCTATAGCAGAAAAAGAGTCGAAAGTTACAAAATCTCCTTTTTGTGCACCATGACCTGTATCAGTAACAACAACGGATGTAGTGGCGTTAGTAGTAAATGGATTAGTTAAGGCCTGTGTTTCTCTAATAGGAGTAATATCATAGGCTCTACCTTCTTCGAAAACATAGAGCTTTCTATCAGTGCCAAATGCGTTGTATCTTGTGCCATCGAGGGCAATCCAAGCATGCTGGTCTCTAACCACACCTACTAATGTTGTTGAAAGAAATCTTTCCCACCCCTTTATTTTCTGTGCAGATCCTTGAAAAAAACGCACCATGTCACCATCAGTCCATTTACCCTGACCTGTATAGTCAGTGACTTCCTTGTTGATACCTGGTGCTGGTCTAAAATTTACTAGGGGCATAAGCTAAATATATATAAATTACTCTTTTTTAGCAAGTAAGGTTCCGACATGCCCTTTATATGCTCTATTACCAAAATGAGTGAGAGGACTAGCTAAGTCAGCCCATATTTCCCCACCGCACTCTTGCCATAGTCTTGAAAAATAATAATCCTCAGATAAATATCTTTTTTGATCTCCTGTTTGATAGGGCCCGACAGCGAATAAGTCGTAACAATTATTTGATCTATAATATAGCCCATTGACTATCTGATCGGTTTCATATTTTCTCTCAGGAAACTTTTTCATCATGGTTGTAAATACTTCTCTTTTAACTAACATCATTCCTGTAGCTGCTTCGTTTACTTTAAAAAATCCGTTCTCTCCTCGTAGATCAGTAGGATTATCAAAATTTACATTGTAGCCTAATGCTCTAGCCTCCATTTCATCAGAACTAATATCTGGGTGCTCCTCTAAAATACCTTTTATCTTCTCGAGATGTATGTGCTTTCTAGGGTAGACTCCACAAACTACATCCTTGTCAGCACAAAGAAGTCTTTCAATATTCTGCCAATGAAAGCCTATGTCTGCATCAATAAATAATAAATGTGTGGCAGCGAAATCAGTTTGATCTAACATCATCGACACAATTGTATTACGTGCTCTAGTTATTAAACTCTCATTACCCATTGTTTGTATTCTCATTTTAATGCCATTATTCATGGTCCATGATTGTAGTTCTAATAATCCGTGTAAAGTTGGTTCTGTTAATAAACCTCCATACATAGGCATTCCTAAAAATACTTTAAAATTTTTGTCTCTCAACTCTTCTGGTTTAATCATTTGTTTTCTCCTTGTTTGTTTCTCTTATCCCATGCCATGAGACACATTTTCTATAATTAAAAGCCAAACTTATTCTTAATTCTTCTTCATTAGACTTAACTCTGTGAAACATATCATCTTCAAATATTATTATATCTGAAAACTCAGGTATAAAGTTTTTAACATGATTTGCATCAAAAATAATATTTGAGTTTTTTTCTGTCAAATAAACGACACCACTTATACATTTGTAAACTTCATGTTGATGGTTGTGAAATTCTTGATAATAATTTTTTTCATAAATGTTAATCCATGAATTGTAAATATATCCATCAAAAAACCTTTTTGTTTGTAACATATAATTATCTATGTGGGATAAAATATTAAATTTTAATTGTCTTAACTCGACAATATTTAAAATATTGTTTGTTAGATTATGTGATGTTTTAAGAGGACAATCATACTTGTGCTCAGTAAATTTATCTTTAAAGGATTCAATAAATTTTTTAGATTGTTGGCAAACCCCATTGTCAAGTTTACCTTTGTAAATTTTACTTTCGTGTATTTGATAAAAATTATTTTCTGCCATAAAAAACTGTAGTCACTGATCTATCTCCTCTTGGGTTTATACCTATAAAATCATTGAAAAAATTATATTTTGTTCGTAAGTAAAAATAACAATCTCCGTTCCAATTGCCATTATCTAACACCAACGTATTTTGATAATTAATTTTTTCTATTAAAGCTTGAGCCACGTATAGTCGTGAATTATTATCACGAGGGTTATTATCAATTAAAATAAAATCAGCGTTTTTAAAAGTATCTGGTTCTTTTTTATAAAAATTATAGTCCAAAAAATTTATATGTATGTTTTCTATATTCCTAGACTTAATCATTTCTATCCATTGAGGTTCATCTTCATAAGTAATAACCTTTTTAAATTTATTACTAAAATATAAAGTTGAATTACCAGAGCCAAATTCAACAATGGTTTTATCGTTTGTTTCTTGTTCTTCAATCCATTCTATAAAATCAAAGGTAAGTTGTGGAATTACTTTATTCATAACCCTAAAGATTGTTTATTTATTTTAAAGTTTAAAGCGAAAGAAATTCTTTCATGTTCTGGATTACCACACCCTTGTACTCCATGAGGTAAGTAAGCAGGAAAAAATATTAAATCGCCGTTTTTGGGATAGAATTTTGGTGTGCCTAAGACAACCTGAGAACATAAATGTTTAAAGTAAATAGGACATTTATCACAGCAAACCTTATGGTAATAAACCGCAGATGCACCATTTAATTCATGTATGTGTTCTGAATTGAAATTATTTCCTTTGTTTACGTTCAACCAAAAATTTGCAAGAATCAAACTTGGTTCTAATTCTACGGCACACTTTTGTGTAAAAGTAAGTAATTCATTAAAACCAAAAGTGATATCATGACTTTGATAGCCCCCCTCATTACTTCCTTTACGTCCTTTATCAAAAAGTGAAATATGCTCTATATGTTTATCTATAATATTTCTATCTCCCTCGTATTTAGTAAGATAGGCAGACTCTTTAAATAATATTTTTTCAGTTAACATTTTGATCTATAATTTTATTAAGTTCATTTATAATTTTTTCTATTGATACGTAGGGCCCAATTAAAGGTGTGTCTGAAATCAAATTAGTTTGTTCTTTGTACCCAAAAGAATCTACACAATCTTGATTACGGTATAAACAAACCCCCTTCTTAAAAGTTGGTTGATTAGACGCTATGTGCACCATTCCACCATCAACCGCTACAAAACTTTTCGCTTTCATAGCGATGTAAAGTAATTCTTTTTTGTCATGTATATTTGGATTTAAACTGTCAATATCTACAATTTGATAATTTGGAAAGCTTTTTTGAATGGCGTATATCAAATCTTTACAGTAATTGTTAGAAAGATGTTTTGATGAACCTATTTCACTAACAAAGGGTTTTATTTTGTCAGATAGTGCAACAAAAATATAATTGTCATTAATAAAGTTAAAACTATTAAACTTATCTTTATCCACTAACAAATAAGGTAAAGAGGTTTTATCTACATCAATAGATTCACAATACGCCTCAACAAGGTTAGTTTTAGACTTTAAGTGATTTTCGTTATAATAATCTGCAACGTAAATTTTATCAAAACTTTTGTAAAGATTTTCAATGTCAATATCTAAATAATCATAAGCTCCTCTAAACGCTTTTATTACATGAGGCTGATCTTCAAAGACTGAGGGTTGACCTGTTTCAACAAAAACTTTAGCGTCTAATTTTTCAGTAAGTTTTTTAAGTGCACCAGATGCACAAAACACATCTCCAAGGCCTACGCCAATTCTTATTTTATAAAGAATTTTATTCACATTAATCTTTTAAATTAGTACCTATGCGATCTCTCTTATCGTATTTATGATCTTTATAATCGCCCTCTTGATCGACATAATGTAAGAAAACAGTCATAAAATAATCATGCTCACAATATTCTCTCCAGTGTATTTTTTCCATGCCTTTAAAAATTATTGCATTGTTAGGAACCATAGGAAATTTATAATCGATACGATATCTGTTAAATTTTTTTCTAGATTCATCATAATATTTATAATCAGATGTGTCGTCCGCTTCACCTACAAATATTTCATAAGGCTTTTCAACAGGGTCAGACCCCAAACTTAAAGCAACTGTATATTCACAAGATGGTCTATCTGTATGCACTGGTAAATCAGACAGTCGATCATAAATTCTGAAAAAAGAATAAGTCGGAAATAATTTTTTTTGTACATTTTTTTCTACCACAGGGGTGCTTAAATCCATTAATGATTCCATTAAATAATCACCATGGTGTGATATGAAAGAGTTAGTTTGAGAATCATTATTCAAAAATTGAGGATTTTGGTATTTCAACAAACAATAACTATGAACAACAGTTAAGATTTCTCTAGGTAAAAATTCTTTAATAAAAATAGGTTTCATTAATGTATCCATGCCACTAAGGCATATCTAGTGCCTTTAGTTATTTGATTTACTTGGTGTGGAAACATAAAGTTTGAGGGAAAAATTATTGCATCTCCTACATTTTGTGGCATTTGTATTTCCCCCTCTGGCAAATCAAATACAAATTCACCACCTACAAAATCGTTATTTAAGCATATAGATATTGATGCGTGTCGTTTAGTAACCGTTGTTCCCATATCTACATGATATTGATATCCTGTTTTATATTTATTATGTTGATATTTAAGTAATTCACATGATGTTATTTTGCTAGAATAGAAATGTGAGTATTTTTCTTTATAAAAACCAACGCATTCTAATAATTTTGTTTGAATAAAATTAGAGCATATCCTTTCACCAAAAGTTTCTGGGCTCATAACATTCCTACTTTTACAATTTCTTACATCTTTAGCTAAACCGTAACCTGTTGTTTGTGCATCTATTAAATTATAATCAAAATAAGAAATAATTTTTTTACAGTATTTTTCGGGAATTAATTTTTTTACTTCTAGTATATATTCTCGCATATTATTTGTTCACAGAAAACTTAGTAAGTTATACTGTGTGCAGCAAGATAATCTGTTCTCGCTGTGTTGGCAGCCGTAGTTGCGGCTGTCACTGCTGCAGAATCATCTTCTGCTCCAGCATCTGAATGACTTTCATATGTAGAATCATAAGTGCTTTGCCAAGTATTTTGAGCTTCAGCTCTAATCACTACATTTGTAGCCCACTGAGGAAATGAGGATATAGACTCATTGTCTCTTGTGTCTGTAAACTCAATATGTCCGGTGTTTGTTGTAGCATCCCATTGTAAGGCATGAATATTAGAATCAATCTCTGTATGAGATCTGATATTTAATTGAATATTGTCATCTAAATATACATCTGATTGAGTATTTCCAGTGCCTTTTGCTGGTCCATCACCTGTTAAGGGACCATCAGCATCAAAAAGTATTGTAATTTTACTTTGAACTGTTGTGTTGTTTACGGTTGTTGCCATTTTTTTTCACCTTTTTAGTCATAGCCTTTTTAGGCTTCTTCTTAACTTTTACCTTATTATTGCTTAGTTGTAAAATAGTTTTATCCTCATTGTTAGAATCATTAGTATCAATTGCTTTTTGATGATCGCCTATTAATTCAAAAATAGATCCTGCCGTGGCCATGGCTTTTTGTGCATCTCCACTTTGTGCTAAAACTTTTGTCATTATATTATTAGATTGAACCATTTCGTTTCTAAAACTTTCAGTTGCTGCTGTTGTCTGGGATATTTTTCCTGAATTTTCTACTAAAAGCAAGGGCAACCATGCTATAGAACAACCCCATTCCTGTACATCTAACCCTGTTTGAGGGTGTTTGCCCTGTAGCATATTATACCATATGCACCGATGTTTTATACACTTCTTCTTAAGAAGAGGACACGTCCCATCTGGGTCAAATATCGGCACTAGTCTTTAGCGGCTATGATTACGTTAGCGTGTTTTACGTCCATTGATGGGACTGCAAAGCTTGAGGATGCGGTAGTTGCACTGCTTAAACTACCTGTAAATGGGTGAGTGTGAGAACCACCACCACCTGTGTTTGGAAAAGCTTCATCGGAAAAACCTGGACTTACAGGTTCAGCTCTTCTTGCCTGAAATGCAGGAGGCATGAAAGATCTTGTAGGTGCGGGGTTTTGTCCTCCTGAAGTCATTTTAGAAGGTTTGTGTTGGTGACTTGGAATTTGTGGTGTTGACAAAGTTGTAGCTCCAACTGTACCACTTAAACTTCCTGTAACGGGTAAACTTTTTGATTCTGTAGTTTTTGAATCTGAAAAAACTGTTTGAAAAGTATCAGCACCGCCTGTGCCTCCACCTGTACCAACAACAACTCTTAAGGCAGCGTTACCTAATGCAGCAGTTGTGTCTTGTGTCCAACCAGTTGGTGCAGATGCTTGATAAAAAAGTTGTTTTGTTCCTGAAGGAAAAGCCTCAATACCTGTAAGGTTTGCGCCACTACCTACAAAAGTAGTAGCGGACACAGCACCATTTGTTCGAAGAACAATGTTACCACCACCTGCAGTTACATCTGCTTTAAAATTAGTAGTACCTAATAAAGATGTTGATACTTCTACATTAAAATCTGAAGAACCATCACAGTAAACTCTTGAGTATGCACCTTGTGTTATCAAAGCACCATTAGCTGTGTGACCTGTAGCTGCTATGGTTAATGTTTGAGAACCTGTTGTGTTGTTAAAAAATAAATATTCACTTTCGACCGCTGGAATAAATACAACTATGTCGCCTGTTAATGCACCTGTAAGCTCAATAACTTTATTTGAAGACTCAGCAGTGTCAGAGGCATTAGCTGTCGTCAAAGTAATATTAGCTGAACCCGCCACAGATTTTGATAAATATCCTGCCGCAAAGGCATCTAAAACTTCTAAATTATTATTGGTGTTTGTGCCCCATGTATTGGCATTCGCACCAGTTGCCATGAGTTCTAATTTGAGTCTATCTGAAAATGTACTTGCCATATTTAAACCTCTCTAAAATATATCTTTTTTTATTATTCAAGCAACACTTTTTATGCTGCGTTTACCTCTGTCCAAGTATTACTTGCCCCTGTAACCACATTAGCCCAAGGGGTGCTAAATGGATCGCCTAAAGCAGTTGTCATACTTAATCCTGTAAGATCAACCACCGCTCCACCTGTCACTGTTTCTGTGCCTTCAGCAAAAGTTAATGCCACCGTTGAAACACTTACTATTACACCTGTGCCTGTTTCTACTGTTTCTGTGCCTAACGCAAAACTACTTGATAAACTACCAAGAGTTACAACTGCATCGGCCTCAGCTACAGCAGTTCCTAAGGCAGACGTCATCGCTACGGAAGGAGCATCTACCTGTGTAAATATATCAATGGTGACCGTGCCGATATTAAAGTCTAATTGATCTGAAGGAGCTATTACTCCAACACTACCTTCTCCTGAAACTGTTACTCCAGATAATGCTGCACCTATTGTAAGTGCTGTTGGGTTTACTAGAGCAGTTGCCTCTGAAACTTCTAATGTCCCTGCTGCTGAGGTCATTGATAGACCAGTTGCAGAAACTATAACACCTGTTCCGACTGATTGAGTTGTTGTTCCTAAAGATGTGGACATTGAAAGTCCACTTACATTAGTGATAAATTCTATATTCTCGTTCCAAGCAAAAGATCCCCACGATCCTCTACCCCATCCTGCATCTACAGTTCCTGATCCTGATTCATCGCCTACTGCAAAAGAAACTGTTAAACTACCTAAAACAACTCCTGCCCCCTCTTCAATAGCTAATGCACCAGATAATTGTGTTTCAAAAGAAACACCAGTAGGTGATACTACATGTTCAGGTTCGGCAGTAGGAGTTCCTAAAGTGGATGTAAGTGTAACTGGAGAAGGCGGTACAGAAACATCAGCAGTCGCTGACGCTGTACCTAACGCTGTTGTTGACGAAACACCTGTAAGGGTTACAGTGACAGAACTCTGTTGACCCCAAAAGCCTTGTCCCCACGTGCCCTCATTCCAAGCATCTGCCATGGTAATGACCTCCTATATTAAGATAATCTTAATATAGCACTTGAAGCATCGTTAGTTGGGAATGCGATTGTGAATGTACCG